GGCTTGAAAGGGTTAAGTACAAGACGAATAACTTTACCATTACAGACCCAAGCATTGATCTGAACTTCTTCCAAGTCATCAATACTATCGTCTATTTGTAGACCTGCACTACGAACAAACTCTGCATCCATTGTACCCCAATACTCATAGACCTCAAAACGATCAAGAGAACCTACATCACTAGAGCCAGTATCTGTTTCTATCTCATGCTCAAAGTCTTTCTTTGTATAGTTATATCCTTCTTTAATACACTCAAGGATAGCTTCTTTCTCAAAGAAAGGACGTTTAAGTAAACCACGTAGTTGTGATTTATTTAGTTTATGTCTTTGGATTAACCAATTAAGGTCTTCTTTATTCCTAGCATTGGGGTCAGGATATAGATCCCATATAGAGACAAACTCTAATCTAGGTACTTTAACATCGGAAGGTTCATAGGAACGATTACCTTCTTCATCAGTGGTCCACTTGTGTAATGTCTTATTATAATTGAAAGGGCCTTTAATAACACCTGTACCAAGGAGAGTAGCTTCAAAGAGAGCACTGCGTAGTTCAGAAGGACCATTGGACTCTTCGATCTGATCATGAACTAGCTTCTCCATTCTCCTAGCAGCTTGTTCTGCAGGATAGGCCATAGGTGCATTGGGTGCTCCTTTACCTTCTTCCAACACTACCTCACCTTGAGGATTAGTATACTCTTCTTCTAACTCATGGAGGAAGACACCTTCAGGATCAAAAGAGGAAGGACGTTCTTTCAACTCACGACCATCTCCAGGATAGCCGTAGAAGTCATCGTCTTCAATTATATTATTACTTTCTTCTACATTCCCTCTATTATCTTCTGTCTCAATATCAGGAGTTAAGTGTGCTTCTTTAACAATACCTTCTGGGATCTTAGTCTCAGAGATAGCGATAGGGAATTTAAAACTGGCAAAGATAGCTTCAATGAGCTGACCATAAGCTGCAAGTACTTTAGTCTTAGTGATCTTAAGGAAGACTCTGGACTTCTCATTCTCACGGAACTTAACGTTCTTACCATAGACACCTCTATAGTTATGATAAGCTTCTAACCAACGTTGTTCATCAGAGTCACGACCACGTTCAGCCTCCTCAAATCTAGATTCAATAGTACTTACTAACTCGTTCTTAATCTGAGTTAGATCTATGATATCTTCTACTTCACTTAGAGAAGGATCTATGGATAAGACATCATCGGCATTTCTAAATGATTCTTCTAGATTATTTGCATCAGCCATGTTTGTCTTATACCTAGTAATATTGTTGAGAATACATTATACCACTGTGTTTATAAATGTCACACTCATGGGTATAATAAAGTTAATACCCGAAGAAAGTATCAGTGGGTTGTAACATGGCTTGTTGCTTGAATTGAAAAGAAAGTTCTTCTCTAGTCTCCATTCTTGGTCTAGACATAACTAAGTACCTAAGAGCATCATAGGCATGATCAGACATCTTAGTATCTACATCCTCTGTCTTAGTCTTATCGTATTGAATAGAAGACAACTCTCTTACTAGATTAATACAGGTAGATACTATTTGCATCTTAGGTCTACCACTCTCAGCTATCTTAAGTCTCTCATGGATTTGTACCTTACCTGCTATTCTATTCTTATCAGCAGGTCTTAGTCTATGTCCTTGTTTAACTAACTCTTCACCTATGGTAGGCCCAGCATATCCAGTTCTATTCCATGCAGCTGTATCAAGTACTCCTGCTATAGATCTTCTTTCATCATCTTCATAGGCAGTCATCTTATGTCCAAGAGCTTCACCTGTAAGACCTTTCTCATATAGTTCACGATAGATAATAAGAGTACCATCACTGGGGTCTATAGCAGCCCATAGACAAGCAGACTCAGCAGCATAACCATAGTCTACTCCTTTAACTCTTTCCCAGTTAGGAGGTATGTCAAAAGGTTCTATGACATGCATTGCTGGGTTGAACTCAGAGAAAGCAGCTCCTTCATTAACATCCCAATCACCATTGAGTAATCTTTTACGATGTACTTCAGGAAGAGACTTAAGCATTTGTTCATAACGACCATCAGAAGATAGATGAGGGTTATCATGCAAAGTAGCTGCTATGAACTTACGTTGTATACCATCCTCTCCCATGAAAGACTCATTGGCAGGAGAAGGATCAATGTATCTTTTCTTAACCCATTGATGTCCAGGACCTCCAGGGTTAGCTGTACATCTTAGGAACGTGGGTAGGTTAGGATCTGTAGTACGTAGACGAGATGCAAGGTAGTTCCAAGGAAACTCAGTGCCAAGGTGAGTAATCTCATCATAACCAATCCAAGAGAATGCACGACCTTGGTACTGGTAGACATCACTATCCTTCTCACAGTAACCAAACATTACTTGAGCACCTGAAGCAAAGTACCATGTCTTCTCTACTTCTTTGAACTTAGCCCCTCTAAATGCTATGGGATAAAGTTCTCTTGACTTATCTATAAGCTCTCTTAGCTCAGGCATAGAACGACGAAGTACAAGTGCTCTATGACTACTATTACTACAGTAGCGCAAAGGATCGACAATCATAGCATAGGACTTACCACCACCAGCAGCACCACCATATAAGACATCTGTTTCACTAGCAGCTAGGAAGGCTGTCTGAGGTCCTTCATTGGGTTGAAAGATAATCTTCTTATTCTTAAGAGCACTCTTAGTTTTCTCATCTACTTCTACAGGTTTAGTTTGTAGTTTAGAATCATCCAAGCTCTTTATTCTTTCTTTCTTAAGCTTAACTTCATTCTTATCACGAAGCTTAGTAGTCTTCTTTACTTTCTCTTCTTGCAGTTCTAGTTCTTGTCTTAGCTTCTCTAACTTAATTTCTTCTTTCTTAGTATTATGCTTGGCTTGATCATGACAGTTCTTAGCATCATCCATTGCCTTAGAAGCTCTATACTCACGTACCTTACCTATAGTAGCATTCTTAGGTCTAGTACGTAAAGGTTTCTTAGGTCTAGGTTCTTTCTTAGGTTTAGGTTTAGATTTATGTTTAACAGAGTAGACTTGTACCTTATGCTTCTTGAGTAAGTACTGTATCCTATCAAGAGGGTGTGAATAAGGTTCACCTGTACTCTTGACAAAGTCCCTCATAGTATATGTGATATATAGATGTACTAATTCATCTTTAGTAAGAGGTATGTCTTCTAATAGACGAAAGTAATTAAAGATATCTACGTCTGAGTTAGGCTCTGTTTTAGAGAGCTCACACTTAGGAGCTTTATACTTTATTAACTTCTTCCTACAAGACTCAGGTATGGGTACATCTTTATATTGAAAGACAATGTCCATAAAGTCAGGTAGGACAATATCTACTTTGTTAGACATATCAGACATAGTAGTTATTCTACTTTAGCTGGTAATACAAAGATACCACCTTCGATATTGGCTTCTACTTGAATCTTATCCTTCTTAACAATACCAATTCTATCTAGGATTGTCTTAGCTGCATCAAGTCTTTGTGCTAGTTGAGGTACACCATCAGCATCCATGGCAGATACTACAGTATCAATGGCTTTACCTGCGTTAATGGCTAGGTAATTCTCTGCAATAGTAATGATCTCATCTTTCAAAGAGGCTACGACTGGAGATACTTGGGTATATTGTGCTTCTTTAGCTGCTTGTTTAATTTCTAAAGACTGTGAGTAAACCTCTAAGAACTTCTTTTGCTTATCAGTGTACTCACGATTAGGATTTAGGTAGTTTAATCTAGACATAATAGTAATTATAATTGTAGTAGTGGTTGAATTGTCTATTATACCAAAGAAATATGTGATGTCACAATTAAATTTCTACTATGTTAACCTTATAATACTTTATCAGAGAAGATTGTGTGTGTAATTGTACTAAGTTTCTAGTAAATTGGAAAATAAGGTAAAATTTAGCATAGTGTTAGTTTTATATTATACGAGTTTCTAGTAAATTGGAAAATAAGGTAAAAATTTAGAACAGTGTTATAACATATACCCACCCCCACCCCTGGCCCCTGCCCGCCCCATCCATGCTTGGCACAGATCTTGCATACACACATTTGATCGCGTATTCAATTGAATACTTGAATACTTAATTGGCACAGATCTTGCTACGCGCGCGTGTTCAATCTATAGAGATAGTAGTTCACCTTTTATAAGTATAGTTATAACTATACATTACTACTAAATACCATTGTTATAAACTCTATTTATAATAGTACGGTATGTTCACCTCTATTCTATTGATAGTTATATCGGCGTAACTATAGTGAGTTATAACTATACTTATAGTCTTGAATGATCTGTTCACTTTTAGCACAAATTCTCTTTATGCCTTGAATGATTTGTTCACTTTTTTACACAGTATATAAGGCTTATAGGTATATCAGTATATCTTATACACCTTTATTATTAGTAAGTTAGAGATATTATGGCAGTTCTGGCATGGATATTG